TGACTAAAATTATCTACTGATGAAAATTAATTACTTGAGTCAGGACTCACCTGACAATTATATTATAAAACAATCTGAGTTTAAGGACTCAAGTGGTATGCCATATACTAGGTGTCCATGTTTTAATCATAAGAACGAGAGAACTTTTATAATATCATCTCCCATTGACTATGAGTTTAGAGTTGATGAACCAATAGATACAAACTTCTTACATTACAATCAGGAGCATCTTGATACTTTAGTATTTCATTTGACAACTCCTCACTTTTTATTGTGGACATCAGACAATGATGTATGGTTAGAAGCAAATGATCATCCTATGACATCTCTAGATAATAATATGGTCATGGTGCCTGGTTGGGTACAGTTATCTACATGGCCGTCTAAGGCAAGTATTGGATTTCAAGTAGTAGATAAAACAAAACCAGTAATTTTTAGAAAAGGTGATCCTCTATGCAGGATATCGTTTCATTCTCCTGACTTAGATGCAGAAGTAGACTTACAGAGAATAGAAGATCATGCTATAATAGATGAGATCTTACAGATCTATGAAACAAAACGAGAGGAGGCAATGGATAATGGCAGTTGGAGAGATAGATTATTTAAGAAGGGTAAATCTAAATGTCCTTTTGCGAGAATTATTTACTAAATAACTTTACGCAATGAATTAAAACAATGAGTGTAGTGACTGAACCGACCGTTGATTGGTCGTCCGATAAGATGGTAGAAGTATCATTAGGTGAACCAGATGATTTCTTAAAGGTTAGAGAAACCTTAACTAGAATTGGTGTAGCATCACGGAAAGAAAAGAAATTATATCAATCCTGTCATATACTACATAAGCAAGGAAGATATTTTATTGTCCACTTTAAAGAATTATTTGCATTAGATGGAAAAAGAGCTAACCTTACTATTAACGATGTGCAGCGTAGGAATCGTATTGCTCAGTTGCTTGCTGATTGGGGACTCATTGGTATACTCAATATAGACCAAATCGGAGACATAGCACCGTTAAATCAAATCAAAGTATTAAGTTATAAAGATAAAGGTGACTGGATACTAGAAACAAAGTATAATATAGGTAGGAAAAAAACGGAGGAAGAGTGAAGAAATTTATTTTTGATGTTGATGGGACTTTGACACCTGCAAGAAAACAAATTGATGGTGAGTTCTTACCTTTCTTTTCTCACTTTGTTAGTCTTAATGATGTTTACTTAGTTACAGGTAGTGACAGAGATAAGACACTAGAACAACTAACACCATACTTGTATAACAAATGCACTAGAGTATATAATTGCTCAGGTAGTGATGTCTATGAAGGTACTAAGAATGTCTATAGAGATGACTGGGAATTACCTAGTGATGTAGAAAGGCATCTAGAAAACGAATTACTCTTTAGTAAGTTTCCTATTCGTAATGGTATTCATATTGAAAGAAGACCAGGTGGTGTTAACTTTAGTATTCTAGGTAGAGCAAACACATGCTTTGTGGAGAGAGAAGAGTATGTAAAATGGGATCAGATGACAGGTGAAAGAAGAGAGATAGCAAGAAGACTTAGACTAAAGTTTCCAGAACTAGAAGTACAGATAGGAGGACAAACAGGTTTAGACCTAGCACCACTAGGAAAAAACAAAAGTCAAATTCTCAGAGACTTTGAAACTAATGATGAGTTACATTTCTTTGGTGACATGATGGAGGAAGGTCAGAATGATTATGCTTTAGCAAAAGCAGTAGAAGAGAAGGGCGGTTTTCACTACCATGTAAAAGATTGGATAGATACCCGAACCAAGTTAGTCGGTATATTGGATAGACAGTTAGTAGAGTCTGTGGTTAAATAGTATTGTTGCCTTCGGGGACACAATTTACACTCGCTTAATAAGGAGAACTATGGACTTTCAGAGATACCATGCTGAAGACCTTCCAACTTTAATGGATAGGATTACAAAAAACAGCATAGGATTAGATAATTATTTCGATCAATTTTTTACTACAGAATCTAACTCAAGTTACCCACCATATAACTTGGTCAATGTAAGTAATGTCGAATCAAGACTAGAGATAGCACTTGCAGGGTTTGCAAAGAAACAGGTTAAAGTTTACACAGAGTATGGTAAACTAACTGTAGAAGGTAATAGAGAAAATAAAAAAGAACCTGAGAACTATACTCACAGGGGACTAGCACAAAGGTCTTTTACTAGGTCATGGACTATCGCTGATGATACAGTTGTAAAGAAAGTCTTATTTGAAGACGGTCTATTAACTGTCACATTAGGTAAGATTGTTCCAGAGCATCATGAACGAAAAGACTGGATATAAACACAGGGGGTTTTCAACCCCCTTTTTTTATGTTATAATTAAACCGTTGGACGCAACATAGGGAGTGACTGAATAAACTTACTGGCAACCGCTAGTTAAGGTGATGAGACACAGGTGGTGCTGCTCCGAGAGGAGAATCGACTTACCAGTCGGGTCTTAGGCAAGGATGTATTTACTCTGTAGTAATGCCCATTCTTTGTTGGTATACAGGATTCCAACCTCCCCCCTTTTTAACCTAAGATGCAACTCGAAAGAGTCGGGCAGATGGTTTTTTTATTACTACATAATGTATTATGTCAATTAAAGTCGGAATATTAAATGATGGCACACAACTTCTTGCTGATATAAAAGAAGTTACAGACGGTGACCAAACACAATACATGGTTATTAAACCATTTGAAATTGTGTATACAGATGCAATGGAAGTGGCAGAAGATGGAACTGAAACATTAGCAACAACTAAAAAAGTAGGATTAAAAACTTGGTTGGAAATATCTGATGATAGTACATTCATTATAAATCCTCACACAGTCACTACAATATGCGATCCAGTAGTGGATCTAAAAGATATGTACGAAGACCTAACTCGTGGAAGGAGAATCTAATGGATCCCATTATAAAAGTATTGGTATTAAAATCTGGATCTAAAGTTTTAGTTACCCAAATTAAAGAAATACCAAGTGAACTAGGAGAACCTGATTGCCAATTAACAGATCCTGTTGAGTTTAAGGAAGGAGATCAAGACTGGAAAGAAAGATTACAAAGGTGGCCAGGTAAACAACTGACACAAAACCACCAGTGCATGATCTCATCAGATGCTATACTTACTATTGTAGATCCCCAACCAGAATTGTTGGAGGCATATCAAGAGGTTATTAGTTGAAGTTTTATACAAATGTTTGCATGATCGGGGATAAGTTCCTCGTGCGTGGATATGATAATGGTGAGTATTTTCAGATTCGTGACGATTACCAACCCACATTATTTGTATCAGCAAACAAGGAAACTAATTATAAAACTCTTGACGGTCAATATGTACAGAAGATAAAACCTGGCACTGTAAGAGAGACACGAGAATTTATAAAACAATATGAGTTTGTAGATAACTTTCAAGTATTTGGTAATGAGAGATTTATATACCAGTATATTTCTGACAAGTATCCTCAAGACGAAGTTAAGTTTGACATTAGTAAGATCCGTTTATATACAATGGATATTGAAACTAAGTCAGAGAATGGATTCCCTGATGTAGAAGCTGCCGATCAGGAGATGTTACTTATCTCTATGCAAGATTATAATACGAAGGAGATTATTACATGGGGTGTTGGTGCATTCAAATTAAAACAAGACAATGTATATTACAAACAATTTAATAATGAGTTTGATTTATTAAATGACTTTATACAATGGTGGATAAACAATACTCCAGACATTGTTACTGGTTGGAACATACAGATGTTCGATATACCATACCTTGCTAAAAGATTGTATAGAGTCCTAGGAGAAAAAACTGCTAGAAGATTGTCACCTTGGGGTCTAGTATCTCCCAAAGAACTCTACATTAAAGGTCGTCGTAATATTGTATATGATATAGGTGGTATAACTCAACTTGATTACTTAGATCTTTATAAGAAGTTTACTTATACCAACAGAGAATCATATCGTCTAGATTATATTGCACAGGTAGAACTAGGACAGAACAAACTAGATCACTCTGAGCATGATACATTTAAGGATTTCTACACAAATGGATGGCAGAAGTTTGTAGAATATAATATAATTGATGTGGAACTTGTTGACCGTCTGGAAGACAAGATGAAACTGATTGAACTTGCATTGACTATGGCATATGATGCTAAAGTTAATTACAATGATGT